TTGGTTTGGTATTCTCTGTCACTTCTGCCGTATTCGCATAACTGTTCGCCGCCATGATAGCGTAACATACTTAGCATAATGCGGTCAATTGTGGGCTGGAAGATAGAAGATGACTTTGGCATCTTCAATCCACCATCGGCAAGAACGCCTGTATCTAGTGCTAATTTATATATTCAGAAGAGTGTTGAGCTAGATCAAGGCGTAAGAGGAATTGCGGCTTTCGATTTTGCGTCTTATGCCGGACCACAGCACGCAGCCATAGAAGTTGGCGGTATGGTATATCCAACATCTATTGACTCTCTTGTTCAAGGTATTATGGGGTCAGCAGAAGTTATTGGCGGTGGAACTCGGTATGGACTTAGCACCTCTGTACCTTCATTATCCTTCCAAGTTCAGGACTTAGATATTACCGCGGGCGATGATATTCAGCGGTATCGTGGTTGCTTAGTAAATGAACTCCAGTTATCTTACTCATCTGAGAGCGGCGTACTTGTTTGGAGTGCTGGGCTTTTGGGTCAAGATATGACTTGGGGGGCGATAGCCGTTGACGTAATAAAGTGGGCTAGTAGCGTCGAAGAGTGGGATGCTGAAGAAGGCCACTTTAAGTGGAGTGATGGTGCGCGGTGGGGACCGGCTACCGGTGGCGGTGGTAGTGGTGGTGGTTGGGGGGCAATGCCTGACCTTGGTAGTCCATTTTTGGGCTGGTCAGCAGCAGCAAAGTTTGGTGACCCAGCCACTCTTAATAAAGTAACTGACGTTGAAATAGTTCTTACACGTGAGTCAGCGTTACAGTTCGGTAACCTTTATGATGCACCATCAACTATTCACTCAGGACTATTAGGCATTACTTGTCTTATCACTATTCTTTGGGATAGTGATTCTGATCTAAATCGTTACCTTAATAAAACTCAAGAAGAGTTTGAGGTTACGTGGACAAGGGGTGTGCATACCCTATACTTCCAAGCGAAAAATATGGACTTCGGTGATGGTCCCGTTGAGATAGAACGAACAAGTACAGAAATACGTCTTACTTATAGCGCGCGTGCACTTTATGATGCCGATGATGCTGGCCCCTGTATTTTTGAAGTAACCGCTAGTTAACAGTGGTCAGTTGACTTCACTAGCAAACTATGATATTATATTACAACCGGGGAAATGAGGAAACTACTCTTTAGCGGTTTCCTAGAAGGGGTAATGAAATGACAATTTCGTACCTGACTAAAATTGGTTTTGGGCGAGAGTCTAGTTGGGGTGGTACTGTTACGCCATCTTTTCTATTGCCCGTTGCGCCGCCTTCTTTTACTGTTGCTTATGAGCAGTTGCTAGATCAGGACATGCGTGGTGCGCCTGTCCTTGATTATGCTGCTTATCAGGGTGTTACGCATGTTGAGGGTTCTTTTGAGGGTAATGTCTATCCCGAAGAGTTTGGTTACCTACTTTATGGCATTATGGGTAGCGCCGGAGTTTCAGGCACTGCCGCGCCGTATAGCCACACTTTTCGCGTTGGCTCATACCCGCCTTCGTTTTCTTTCCAAGACGAGAATGCTATTCAGACTTACCGTTATGGTGGCTGTATGGTTTCTGAGCTTTCGCTTACTTTCAATGCTGCTGAAGGATTGCTACGATATTCAACGTCAGTAGTGGGTAAAAGCAAGACTGATCCTGGCGCTGGTACAATTGACGCTGAGGCAACCACGTCTCCGTTCCGAGGCTGGCATGTTAGTGCTATAGTGGGTTCGGGAACTGCGGCTTTTGGCAAGATCATTGAAGGTGAGTTGACGCTAAGTCGTGAAGTTAACCTAGTTTGGGTTGATGGTGACACACAGGACCCCGGCACTGCTGTTGCCGGTCCGCTTGAGTGCACTGGACGCGTAACGTTGCTCTTTGATTCTAATGACGACTATAACAGATACTTGAATAAGGATCAAGAACAGTTCCGGTTGACTTGGGGCTATGGCTCTGGTACGGCTGAGAAAGAAATGGTATTTACAGCTACCAATATGGACTTTGGTGACGGTGCTGCTGAGATTGATCGCAGCGGTCCCAACCTAACTCTTGCATACACTATGCGTGCGCTTTACAACACGACTGATGTTGGTAACTGTCAGTTTACCATGAAGAACGCCGAAGATAGTTATGTAGCCTAATCTGAATAAGGAACTGGAAGAATACTCTAAAGGTTCCTTTTTCAGTTCAACGAAAGCTAACAGTAGTGTGTCAGAGACAGTATTAGTAAGTCGTGGCCAACTTGCAGAACTAGCAAACCAAAGCGGGATGAATATTACGGAACGCACGCTAAAGTTTTGGGCTGGTCGTGGACTTATTCCCAAGCCGATAATTATTAGTCGTCGCGCACATTATCCCGTAAGCCTATTAGAACGACTGCGTATAATTGAATCGCTGCGGAGAAAGAGTATTGCAGAAATGAAAGATGTGGCCGAGCAGGTTTGGAACTCATCTAAGTATCGTTACAGAATGCGTAGAAGTGGCAATACAATAATACTAAATATCAAACCAAGAGGAGATAAGTAATGGGAGTGTGGGCGAAATACTTTGCTAATAAGACTAAAACGTTTAACTTTGATGATCTAGGTATTCCTGACTTTTGGATTATCATGCGTTCCGTAGATACCATAAGTGTTGGTATGGCCAAAGAAAAAATGGGCATGGATGAGGATGAGCTTACTAACGAGGAAACCTTCGAGATTTCCAGTGCGCTTATGTGTCAACTAATCGTAGATTGGAACATTACTGATCCTGAAAAGGACGATGATAAGCCGATGCCTCTTCCTTCACAAGACCCTAGCGTAATTGATAAGCTACCCACTGAGTTTCTTGGCAAGATTAGTGAGTGGCTTAAGCAGGAGGCAAAGACTATTGATGTCCCTCCCGAGAGCGAGAACTCCTCTTCAACGCCCTAATGGGAACGGGTGAAACCGTACCATCTTGGTTCTCTGAAATACAGGTTATGGAGCATTTTGGTTGGACTGAGAAACAGCTTTACGAGGAGGTCTCGCTGAAGAGGTATCTACAGATTAAGGAGTACTTTAGTGCTAAAGGGCGAGTAGATAAGGTAAGAGAGCAGCAAGGGAAAACACGTGGGAAGCGAACACATAGACATACGCAGCGGTAATTATAGGGTAGTCTTTAAGTTTCAGCCAATTTGGAGACGAATGTCTCAGGTCCTATCTGATCGAGGATACCAACTTACAAATGATCATATATTTGAGTACTGCAGAGACATTGGCGAACTATGCCGCGATATGTGGCGGGAAGACTTAGAGAAGAATAAATACACAGGTGCACTAGCATCGTCTCTTAGAGTTACAATAAGTCCAGGCTTGCTACATCCACATCCCAAGGGAGTGCCGTCTATTCCCGAGGGAACTTGGATTACAACCCGTGTAGACCCAAGGGTGGGGCCGGCCAGTGGTTTACAGGGCGTGAGTCCCATTGATTATGCGGAAAGGCTAGACTTCGGTGGTTATGAGGACATTGACGATGCTTACGAATACCGCTTAAAAGTTTGGGCGTATGATAGAAATATTAAGTACTTTAACTTACTTTTAGAGCATGTACGCGAGGAAGGATTTGATGCTTACTTTTGGAGTGAACGTGGAGTAACAGAGGCTATCCTATATGCACAGCAGAGTGCCGATAGCACTACCGATCTTATTATTAGTCGAATAGAGAGAGAAGCGCATGGCGTCTAGGCTTGGACTAATCATAGATATAGCTGCAACCGGCCAAAATGTACTCAAGCGGGTTGGTAGTCAGCTAAGAGAAACTATAGATTCTGCTATTGGACGCGCCCCCACTGGTGGTATAACGTCTATAAGTAAACAGTTTGCCGACACAGCTAAAGAGGCAAGAGTGGCTGTGCCTCATATCTCTATGGTCGCGGATAAAATCACTGAGCTATCGCGACGAAAACCCGCAACAACTTTAGGCGTAGAGTACAAACTCTTAAAGCAGGAAGTTGATAAGCTTATACCATCAATGCAAACACTCATAAAAACTAATGCGGTTATGCGTGGGGCGATTGGTGGAGGGCGACAAGGGTTTGTTGGGCAGGTAAAGGGTGGTATACCGACTGTTGAGCGATGGTTGAACTTGACAGATAAAATGTCTTATGTGCTTGGCCAATATGCACCAATTGCCCAATTAGCTACACAGAAGAAACAGCAGGACGCACTATTTGCGCGTGCTGCCAATCGTGCCAACCTAGAACTGGCAAAAACATATCTTGGTCTTAACCGAGCTACGCAAGTCAGCATACAAGGTTTAGACCAGCTTGGTAAAGCCACTTATGCACTGATAGGTATTGCTGAGCTTCGTCATAGAATTGGCCAAACCATTAGTCAGGTCGGTGAAGGCTTTAAGGCAAATGCAGCAAATATGCAAAATGCTACTGATGCCGGCAAGTTGTATAAAGCGTCATTAGAAGCAGTAGCGAGTTCTATGGAAAAGATGGGTGCCACTACAGCGCGAATTACGCCAGCCGCACTAAATAAAATGGCTTATGAAATTGCTGCGCTTTTGCCACAATTGGAGGGCCTGGGAAAACAGGGATTAGGTGCGGCGGCCAATACTATGCAATTGGGGACAGCCACACAAGCGAATGCAACGCGAACCGAGGCATTTCGTAAGTCCCTACAAGGTACAATACGTACAATCCTTGAACACTCACAGGCACTAGACGAATCTACGAGAGCCGCTGTAACTAGCACGAAAGCCACTTCAGACCTTAGTGGTGCTGTTGGTAATAGTGCGCGTGGATTCCGTTATATTAAGAACCAGATTTGGGAAACAGTTGCAAGGTTGCGACCGATGTCGTCGGTTATGCAAGGTCTCATCTTGTCAATGAACGCACTTCAGGGTAATATTCGTGGACTGCTTTACTCTTTTGCTTTTCTCGGATTTAGCATACCGAAAATTGCCCTGGTTACAGCAGCACTCGCTATCACTGTAGGTGGTTTGACAAAAGCTTTCTTGGGCCTAAGTAAAGCTATACGCGATACCGGCACTACTGTAGAGGAGGCAATCAACAAACTTCGTGGACTTTCTACCAATCTAGCTGAAGCTGGAAAGATGTTTGTCTATGCGCAGATGAAGGCAATTAAGTACGGAACAACGCTTGATGACCTTACTAAGTCGATGGATATTCTAACTAAGGCCGGCCTTGGCTCTAATGAAGTTGTTGATACCATGGGAGTTTTGGCTACAGCACTCGGCGTTAAAGTTGAGGAGGCTTCGCGGATTTTTACCGGCGCTGTGGGCGCTGAGAGTGCTAGCCTGAAGTCACTACACCGTATCGGCATTCACGTTAATAAAAGTATGGTAGATACTACGAACCGTACTGCCGTAGCACAATTCATTCAAATGAAAATTATGCAGCGCTACGGGAAAGTTTACGAGGATGTATCTCAAAGTACAACATTTTCCCTTCGCAGGATTCGCGAGAGCCTACTGGCCACTACGCGTATCATGCTCTATCCGATTTGGAAGCAGTTCTTTGGACCACTGCTGGTAAAGTTGGCTAACTTTGCAACAACACTAGTTACGCTTGCGCGCGCTCTTTGGGCGTCTGAGGATGTACTTTCGCACTGGCGCGGCACCCTTAAGTTAATGGATGATACACTAAAGGAGTTTGCGCCTGAGATTCAAATGCTAGCCGACATTATACGCAAGAGTGTAGTGGCAGCTCTCTGGCTTTTCCTTAAGTTCATGCGTCTTTGTGTGCATGGATTGCGATGGATGCTTGGGTTAGTACGCAGTCTTGGCAAGGTCTTTGCATGGTTCGGTAGATTACTCAAGCCAATCAGTGATATGTTGCGTAAGCTTATCCCTAAAGAACTTTTAGATGCTTTTCGCAATGCCTGGGTTAGTATCAAGGGCTTTATCTTAAATATTGGTCCGGCTATTAAGAAGTGGTGGAATGAGACAGTAAAGCCAGCGCTTAAAGAGTTCTTTGAGGAAAACCCTATTGGTATTTTTCTTGCTTTCGTATGGAACTTTCTAAAGGGCCTAGTACAATCTCTTTGGAACTCAGCTTCAGAGTGGTTAAACTCTCCCGAGACAAAGGCATGGATGGAAGAACATCCCGTTCTAACCTCAATTGCTATTACTGCAACGGCTATTGCAACAATTGCCGGGCTATGGTGGGCTGTACAATCTGCAATTACCTTAGCTAAGGCTGGGCTTGAGTGGTCCTTAAAGCTTGCCAGTGGAACATTTCACCTTATTATGCGTGCTGCACACTTTGTTATTTATGCTGCTGGTGTTGCAATTAAAGCCGCTATTATAGGTGCTATAGGTGCTGCCATTGTCCTTGGTGTTGTTCATGTTCTCATTAATGCGTTCGCGCCTAAGAAGATGCAGGAGACTTGGAATAAGTTTGTTGAAGAAGAAATTTGGGCCTGGATTGACGAGCACCCTATAGAGACCGTTCTATCGTTAATATTACTTAGAATTGCTATGTCGTACCCAATAGCTCTTACCGCAAATCTCCTTACAAGTATAAAAGATGCTCTTATAGCAGCCTTTGCTGGAACTCCCGTTCTACTAAAAGCTCCCGTTGCCCTCCTTGCCCTCGTCCTTACCCTTGAGGCAGCACTAACAATATATGCTACTATTAGATTCGCCCTTGACGAGGATTATCGTGAAGCACTTAAATCTGATTTTGCGGATACCTGGGAGAAAGTCAAGGAGGCGTGGAATGAGTTTTTGAGTGAAATAACACCGGCAAACCTATTAAAAATTCCCATAGCATTCATATGGGAGTTCCCGCTAGGTGTTCTTCCTACACTTGCGGTGAGACAAATACTCGGTTTAGCAAAAGTAGAGGATGGAATAGAATCTTCGTTATCTTCTGACTTAGATGCATCATCTTGGGGCGAGGGTCTTATGAATGCCTATGAAAAAGGTGTCAAAGCTGGTTACGCAGAGCAATCATTATACCCTGTTCTAACAGGAATTCGTGATGACATAATAGGATTATTTACTACAGCCCTTGATTCTAATGCATGGGGTGTGAATCTAATGTCTGAGCTTCAAGCCGGTATAGAAACGAACCTTGAAAGCTTGCTAACAAGCTTGGAAGAAGTAGGCAAGAAAATTAGAAAAGCTCTCCTAAAAGGTATTGGTGATATAGTTATTAAAGCTAAGATTGACACAACTGGCGAGGTAATCCCTATAACGCCAATGCAACGCGGTGGCAGTGGTATTGTTCGTAAGCCGACACTCTTCTTGGCAGGCGAAAGAGGTGCGGAGGCCTTCACATTTAGTCCGCTACAGAATACACGGGCTGCCGGGCAAGAAGTTAATGTTTTCGTAACTGGAAATACTATTGTAGGTGCTGGGGGAATACGTGAAGTGGCTGACCTAGTCTCAGTTGAACTTATGCGTAAGCTGCGCAGACGACATGCAGTTTCAGGAGTTAGGTAGATGGGTGTAGCTATAGAGCTTGATAACGTTGATGTAACAGCCTACGTTAACATTCCGACTATATCTATTCAGGATGGCGCTGCTTCTATGGGGGATAGCCTAGAGTTCGATATGTATATTCCCTGGGCTGATTTGGATGCGGAAACTGTGGCAAAGCCCAAGCCTGGCAATGTAGTGGTTTTGATTATAGATAGTACTCGAGAGTTTGAAGGTGTTGTTGCTACAACTGATGATTCTTTTCAGAATCCCGAGACTATGCTTGTAAATGTTATTGTTTCGGATTATACAGCTTTTCTTGATCGCCGACTCGTCGCTAAACAGGAATATGCTGAGGGTGCAGCCGGCACGCGAATCAAGACCATTCTTCAGGAGTTTGCACCGGACTTTACAGACTATAGTAACTGGGATGATAATATTGCAACTGGTCTTGACGTTCCCAAAGAAGGTTATGACTACGAGCCCGCGTCAGGTATCTTTGACCGTTTATCAGAAGCTACTGGATATGCATGGTATGTAGGTTTCGACGCATCTGTAGCAGGGCGACCAAAGATTTATTTCTTTCCTGATAGTGATGTATCCGCCAATGCTTCGCCGCTGAATAATGGAACATATAGCAACATACTCGACCTTGATGCAAACCTTGAGATAGGTGGTGTAACGGTAACAGAAGACGTCTCTAGTCTCTTTAATGTAGTAATCATAAAAGACTATGCGCAACAGAGTGATAATGCATATGAACATAATGTTCTCGCTGATGGCGCACAGTCATTCTTTAAGCTCCCCATGCCACCAATGAATGAAGTTGATATGACGGTGGAAACTAAACATGGTGAGGATGAATGGGTAACAAAAACTCTAGCGCTTGACCCGCTGGATGGAAGTGCAGAGTCTATTGAGGGTCAAGCAAATTACGCCTATGTATGCGTGATGAATTGGGGAGTACGCTTTCCCACTACTGATATGCCAGCAAGTGGTGACTACGTTAAAGTATCCTTCGATTACGCAATTCCCGACCGTGTTGCCGTCTTTATGGACCCTGATTCGATTAATGAAATGGCAAGGCGTGAAGGCTCTGACGGTGAACACCAAGTAATGATTAGTCTCCCTGATTATCGTATAGATAGCCCGTCAGATACCGGCTATGACCCCATAGAGTTCTATGGCAATATGCTGCTTGATTCTCATGCGTGGCCACTAATTTCAGGGGGCTTTAGCATCTACGAACCCTCTAACACTACTACTATGACGGGTTGGCGAAGCGGACAATACTTTAAGATCAAGTCGAAAGTCCGCGACATTTATGATATTCGTCACTGGGTGATAAGCGGGCGTGGCGACTGGGATAGCGGTGATAAAATTGCTGTAACGGTTTTTATAACATCTGTTACTAAGAAGATCATTCAAGTTACTGATGGCGGTACTATTCTTATGACGAACATAGAGTTCTCTACGAGGCTACGAGAATAATGCGGGGCATCGAGGATTTTCTAGCTCGGATATATGATCGTACACAAAGAGTACAACCACAATCAGCACACCGTACCGTCCAAAAGTGGGTTATTGTTGCGGATGAGCCAACATACGACTACCCATATAAGTGGGCTGAATCTGGTGATTGGACGGCAACAAAGAATACTAAGTGGGGCGCACCTGGGACAGTGTATGGAAAGTGGGGCGCGACTTGGCCCACTTACATTGCTGTTGGCCTTGGTTCGGCTGGTGGCACGCCGACAGCGCTTGTTGACGAACTCGAACGCGTACCTGTAATCTTTACATATGACTGGGGATATGGTACAGCTAAAGTTCGATACTCGGCTAAGTTCAATACGAAGGTTGGCGTTGGTGATTGGACCGAGATTGGGTTGTTTTATGATGATGCTATAGTATCAACTCTCGATAATTGTGATGGTACGGCTGGCTGGACATCAGAGCAACCAAGTGTTAAGGCCGAAACCGTTATTGTTCGTGCGGGCGATGCTTCAGTTTCGGCTTATGGTGGTACAGCTACTGTATCCTTTAAGAACACTAACCATTTTGATGCCTACACTAATGTATTTGCCGAGACCGATAAGTTTCAGTTCTGGTACTACATTGATGATGTAAGTAGACTCACAGGTACTAATATAAGCTTCTACTTTAGCAGCAATGCTACAACGCCTACAAGCGACAGCTACCGCTACGATGTTCCCATTAGCTCATTAGTTGATGGGTGGAACTGGTTCTCTAAAGTGGTCAATACCTATAACAGCAAAGTAGGCGTAGCAAATGTTAATAACATTGTTAGCTTTCAAGCGCAAGTAACAAAGTCAGCTGCTACTACAGAATGCCTTGACAAAATTAGGATTTTCAAGGAGAATGGTACGCTATGGGAATACAATGCTTTTACCCACACTATAGAGAAACAGTATGGGGAGGTACGTTGGTCTTACTGGTACCTCCAGTTTGATACTAATTAAGATAGCCCTGTAACTTTTGGGATTAGAAGGAGAATGAAATGGCAATTTGGGAGGTTCCGCTTGAGGCATTTGCTTATGAAGCTATTACTGTTTCAGGCACACCTATAGGTTTTACTAGAAGCGTAGTCGTTCCCACAGATAGCTTACCTGGCGCTGCGGCGATGTTTTCCGTAGAGACTGCTACAGTACGCTTTCGCGTTGATGGTAGCGACCCATCTTCAAGTGTCGGACACCTACTGGCTATTGGTGATGTGATTACTGTTTATGGTGTTAATAACCTCATTAACTTCCGTGGCGTAAAAGTAGGCAGTGACGCATCTCTCTTAGTAACCTATATGAGGTAGAGATATGTTATCAAGTGATGTTGCAGTTGGTAATAATCTATATGCTAGCCAGTATAATAACTTGCGTGCTGACGTGCGTGATGTAGCAGCTAGTGCCGGAACGGCTTGTGGTACTGGAGTTAATAACTGGGCTATGCCCGATAATTCCAACTGGAATGATGTGGGCGGAATGTCGCTATCTATAGCAACAGGTGCAACCTGTGATATGATAGTGAGTTTCTCATTCAACTTTGACGATCTTTTTAGCACTGGCGATCTTGGTGAGTTAAAGTCTCTAGTAGGTGCAGCGAGCAGTATCACTTATGAATTGCGCGGACACGATACATACATGCCGCTAAAATCTGCAACTTGGTTTCATAGTGCTGTTTCTGCTGGTACTGCCACTGTTAAAGTACAATTCCGTCGGCCGGCCGACCGTGTTAATACACGCTATATTACAGCGCGAACACTGACAGTTACAGTTCTTCCGAGGGCCTAATGGCACAATCTTCACCAATTAACGTTGGCGATGAAGCAGTTATCGCCCAATATAATAACCTACGCGATGACGTTCTAAGCTCCACCTTAGGACACAGACATGGGGGCGGTGGGGATGGTAGAGAGATTCCTCACAGTAATATAGGTAGTGTCAGTGCCGATCAGCACCACACTGGTTTTATTGGGCTACGCGATGGCAGCGATACTACTATCACGCCTAGTGCCACAGACTATATTAAGATATATAGTGGTAATAATATCCTCACGTCTATTGCTGAAACTAATCAGCTTAAGCTTACTATTATCGAAGCCAATATAGATCACGGGAACCTTAACTCTGATTCATTAGACGACGACGATCACGGTGCCGTATATCCCAACTATGGTGATACAGAGACTATTACTGGGTCTTGGACTTTTAATGCTGATGTAACAATTGGTGATGCTTATAAGATTTTATGGTCTGATGTAAACCTATATCGTGGTGCAGTGAATATTCTTAAAACCGATGATTCACTTACTATATCTATTGGACTTAATATGGGTACGGCTACCGGTTCTGGTACGGGTGAAATTCGATTGGCTAATAGCAAGAGTATTGGCATTGGTAGCTCCGATGAGAGAATAGAGTTTTATACTGCCGGTTACATTGCCGTTATGGGCGCAATACTTGGCATCGGTGTTGCATCGCCAAGCGCTGGTATACATGTAATTAGGACTGACGAGCAGTTGCGTCTGGGATATGACGCGGCCAAGTATTTGTGTATAGAGATCGAAGGTACTGATGATGTAAACATTTCAGCCACAGGCAATCTCCTTAAGTTCCAGGAAAGTGTAACGATACAATCAGAGAGCTATGCCAGCCAAACCACGGGATGGCACATCACCTATGGAGGCGCAGCCGACCTTCGCTACCTCTACGTGGACGAGATGCACGCCAAGGCATTTATCGCTGACCTAGAACAGGCTTTGGCGGGTGGGCAGATTATATCCAAGAGCGTAGCACCGCTTTCGCGGGATTTCACAGCCCCAGCAGCAGGTAACACAGCATATCTCTGGGTGGAATGTTTCTTAGGATTCCCCGCCGCTGAGGTTTTTGTAACCGGGGATACAGTGATGGTTCGCAACTTTTCTCGGTCTGGCGGCGGACTGGACATCACCAATTGTTTCGGCACCGTCAGTGCCCCGTACTTTCCGTCTCCTCAGAGCGATCCGCCCGAACAACGATGGACTTTTACTAGGCTGAGTGGCACAGTTAATGGTCACCCTGCGGCTGGCTATATGAGCACAAGCACCGTTGTTAAGCGAGGCGCATTGGCACTTGATTTTGGCACTACTGGTATGGGCTACCACGAGGTCAATGCTATTGATGGGTTAATGGGTGTAAACAGTCCCTATGCGCAGGTTGTAACGTGGGACGAGCATCCCTGGTATGATCGAATAGTACGGACTCGGACTGGCAACCTAAATGGCATCTTTGGTACACCGAATGAATACGGGCTCTTCGCGGGCGAAGGTCACGACGAAGCCAGTGGCGACCAGTATATGCGTCTTAGTTCCGAAGGCTTTGATATATTCAACCTTCAAGTGAAAGTCTACGACGGGGCTAATCTTCGAATACACCTTGAGCCGACGACACCTTATCTGGCGGTAGGTTCAGCTACTGCCATTCAAAGCGGCAACGGTGTCTGGATGGGCAGGCATGGAGATCCTGCTACGTACAAGTTCCGTGTAGGTGTGGCTAATGGTACTCAGCTTCTGTATGACGGCACGAGCGTCTATCTCAGAGGTAGTACAAACAATTACCTCAAAGCCACGAGCAGTTCCCTTGGACTATGGGCAGATTCGCAAGAACGGATAGGGCTTACCTCGGCTGGCATCCTGACGGTGAAGGATAGCGGCGGAAATGCGGTCATCACACTCGACGCCGCCCTAGGGGCCGAGATCACCAAGAAGTTGACCATGCCTGGTGAGAACAGTGCTATCAGCATCGGCTCGACGCCACCTATAGCTGATCCAAACGGCCTGCCTGCAACAGGTACGGGTATCTGGATTGATCGCACGGGGATGTATGGTCTGCTCGTTGATGTATTGCAGGCGAAATTCGATGCAGTGACAGGCGCTATTGAAGCTGGCGCTGGCGTGGTTTTTCTCAATTCCGGCGGGATCGGAATCGAAGTCTCAGACACTTATAGTGATACTAGGGCCTACAAGTTTAGGGATAGTACGGGGGACGTGTTTGGGAGGCTCCGGGGGTTGATAACTGAAACTGATTCATACGTGAGTTTGTATGTTCTTCATCCTGATCACGATACAAACTCAAATATCTACATTGAAGCAGACTCTTATCCCACACATGAGAGCACCATCCGCCTCGAAGCCCACTCGCTAGGCGGAGGTATGAGTTTTATTGAATGTTTCAGAGAGCCTAATGATGCAACTGGTTATATCCAGTTGGATAGCTACACGATTAGTAACATAATCGAGGATTTCGCAGCCTCGCGATTTCAGGTTCTCAAAGCGGACGACTCCGAGATTCTCGGTCTAGGTCGTGCTGGTCAGTTGGCTCTTCCGTTACAAGGATCTACTGCAGGACTGTTACTTGGTGGAGACGCGCTTTGGTATCGTTCTGCGGCTAATCTGATGCGAACGCCGGACAATGTAAAGATCGATGGTGGTCTCGACGTCGGCGACGACATCATTATCGCGGACGGCAAAGATCTTCACTGGTCAGACGTGAACCTGTACCGTAGCGCAGCGAACATGCTCAAGACTGATGACGGTTTGACCGTCGCGCTGAATCTTGTCCTTGCAGGAGCCATCTCCTACAGCGCAGCCACCTTCTCTATGAAAGCCGACACTGCGGACGGATCGGACACTAAACAGACCGCTCTGACCGGCGGTGGCACCAGCGACGCGACTCGTGGGGCTTCGATCATCGTCTCCGGTAACGAACATGGTGCACATCCGGGGAAAGTGAGACTGGTAGCAGGAAACATAGCTGGTGGCATAATTGAACTTTACACTGAAAACACACTGCGAGAGACGATCTTGAAAGATGGTGGCCACCTAATGCCAGCCATGAAGACCGGCACAAGTCAAGCAAATGCTGGTGCAGCAGTAGGTGAGTTATGGGCGAAGTCGGATGATTTTTATGAAGTTAGATTAGGAGTAGCATAGTGTCGCAAATTTCACTTAGTATCGCACAACGTTGTATGTTACGAAACTTTTTGATGTCAATAGGGGCGAAAACTGATGAGAAGTTAACGAGTGTAGAACTTTCCAACATTCGTGCTATACGGCGTGGATTCCAGGTTCGGCAGGCTTGGGAAGAATTTGACAAGTTGGCCGAGGAATCAATGGAGGAAATGCGCGAGTGGCAAGACGCCATGAAGGTTTGGGGCGATGAGCACAAGGATGATGAGAAGGCACCGCGTCGTCCACGTGGTATTACTTGGGATGATCTTAATACTGGTAATAGTGCTGCAGTGACTGAATATAGCATTAGTGATGACATGCTAAAGTGGGCACACGGGCTAATGCTACATCACGACTGGTCTGCTACTGAAGGGCCAGATAGTGAGGATAACCCTGTACCGCTAAATCTGGCACAGAAGGAAGCGATCATGGACCTCATTGATGCTTGCGCGGGAAAGGTTACTTAAATGCCAGAATGTAAACAATGCGAGTTGTTAACTAGTGAGTTACAGACGACTAATGAGGAAATGATTGGTTTGCTGCGTGAGAACTCACAGCTGCGCGAGCAAGTAAAGCAGCACATATTACCAAATGAAGCTGAGATTATGATAACAATTCTATGTGTAAATGACCACATTAGAATATTAACAAGTAATGGTACCAACGAAGCCTTCATAAAGATACTAGAAGCAAGTATAGAAACTATAAAGAAAGGTTAATATAATGGACTGCCCCCTTTGTATGTTGGCCACGCACTTGCCCGAGGCTCACTTAACAGAGTGGTTATATGTTTCACCTGATATTGTCGTAGCTGTAGATTTAGATAAGAAAGAGTTTGATCTGCGCCTACTGGCTGTACCAAACGAGCACGTGAGTTGTAATAGAGTTTCTGATGGTGTAGTACTTTATACGCAAAATATAGCTATGGGTGTAGCGCGTGCACTATGTCGCGAGAGGGGTTATAAATTAGTAGAAATTGATACCAACCGTCATTCAATTCAGAATCATTGGCACCTGCAAGTATGTTTAAGAAAGGTGGAAGATAAGTGACAAAGTTAGCGGGACATATACAATTGCCTAGTGATGAATGCAAGAATCACCTACGTCATGCTTTATACCCGGCGCTTAAATGTATGGGAACTACCTCGCCTGAGTTTATTCGTGATGACATTTACTCAGCATATGATGATGTTGGCTTTAACCGACCCTTTGTCTGGCACCGCACCTGGACAGATAATATTGCTTCTGAATGTATCAGGAATGGTACGAGTGGCGCACGTCGTCTCTTTGATGCACTAATTGGTGACGCAAATCACTGGCGAAATGTACTGGGCGTTAACACTCTTGAGAGTGTAAATGAGAGAATTATTCACGATGCTGATGAAATGAAGGGCTTGGCAGCATGTGAGGCTGAACTATGCCGATTGATGGCGCGTGAGGAGTTCGATGTTATCATTGGCAACTTTGCCCCTACACGTCCGTTGCCGGAATTATGGCGGTTCTACGAGGAGCCACTGGCACAACCAAACGCAATCTTAGGTAAACATGAATATGCAAAGCCGGGGCTGGAGTGGAGTCCATGGTGTGTTTTTGTTTATCGGCGCGATATAGAGATTCTGAAAGACTTGGGATATAGAATACCAACAATCTTTCTAACTGAGATTGGTTGGGATGTAGCTCTGGCTGAGAAAAATGCTTCTAATGCTGGCTTCTGGAGTGTCGAAGATCAGGGCGCATACTTTCATTGGTTGGTAGAGTATGATGGTCAACTTGAGTTGGATAGCAAGATTGAGTGGGCCGCCATATTCCAGACTGGAGCAAAGAGGGACTGGCAAACCTTTGATATTGTAGGGAGTAGGATCGAGAACCAACTAGCTGAGTACGTTCGTAACGCTTATCGTGAGGACAAGGTTCTGCTCTTACAAGGGTCTATTGTTACAAGTATACGATTAGAGGAGTATCTGCGTGCCGTTGTGCCTGCCGAGATGCCTGCTTCTTGGCACATGGAAGCCCTAAAGGCCCAAGCTGTGGCCGCACGAACTTACGCTGATCGTGCAATGAAATCTCCGCGTCATGGTACTGAAGCACATCTTTGTAATACAACACATTGCCAGGTTTATAACGTAGCAACAATTCACGACCGCAGCGATCAAGCCGTTCGTGAAACTACGGGCGAACTTTGGCTAAGTAGTGGAATGTACGTTAACAAGTGTGGTTTATCTAACTGTCCTTTCTGTAAAGGTGAGAATGGGCACTTGGATAAGCAATGGCCTGGACGCATGTGCCAGTATGGTGCTAGGGAAATGGCGAGGCGAGGAGCGAATTACCGTCAAATCCTTAATCACTACTACGGTCAAGAATCCGGGCAAAAATTTACGGCCACTGAATCAGCCTTAATGCGTAATGACTACTATGTATTTCCCGCCACTAGGAAGGTATGCCTTGCCCTTGGTTACATATGGCTTCAGGAACGCTATGTGTCGGGTGCAGCTTTTGCATACTGTCTTGCTTATAAGCCTAGCGAGAAGTGTTTTGTAGCTCTAAAGATTGAGTCTGATACGTGGAAACTAGTAGCGGAAATCACAGTGGGATAAAACAATATGCTAAACAATCATAGTCATGTTAAGTTGCTGGCTACTGTAATAACTATCATAGCTTTATTTGTAACAATGGGCATTGCATGGGGTACAACGCAAGCCGATATACAAAATGATAGGCGACGAATCACAACACTAGAATCTGCCAATGATGAAGCAAGAAAAGATAGGTTAGAGATTCTCGTTGGCATGGAGCGCCTTGAAACCAAGCTAAATTATGTTATAGAACAAGTTAGTGATGATGATGCCAGTAATTAACGTCGCAAGCAGACATTGACACCGTGAGCAAACTATGCTATAATCACGCATCAATTAGCCGAGAAAGGCAGATTATCTATGACTTGTGTAGTTGTAATTAGTGATCTTCATGTCGGTTCAGTTGTAGGGCTATGGCCTGTGGGTGCCATATTGGAGGGTGGCGGGCGTTATCAACTCAATAAGTATCAAGAGTGGTTAATGGAATGTTGGCAGGCGATGTGTGAGGACATTGCAACAATTTCGCCTAAGCCCACACTAGTTATTAATGGTGATATTATTCAGGGGAAAAGCTGGAGGGACGGTCAATTAATTACTAATAGAGGTGATATTCAGGCTAATGCTGCCGAACTTCTACTGGCACCGTTGATGGAATTAGTTGGTGAGCGCTATGTGATTAGAGGTACGGAGTGGCATGAGGGGCGCTGCTCTGAGGATGTTAGTCGGCTAGCACGTTCTATTGGTGCTGTACAAAATCCAACTACTGGTCAATACACTCAATGGGAACTATTTTTAGAGTGGGCGGACAATACAGATGTAATTCATTTCGCACATCACATAGGCACATCTAGTGTTCCATGGTATGAGGCTACAGTACCTCTACGTGATACGCTTTTACTTTTGTCAGAGTTGGTTCGCGAATATCAGGACGAAATGCCTAATGTTAAACTGGTAGTGCGTTCGCACAGGCATCGGCACGTATACGTTAGAGAAGATGTAGGTGTAGTTGTAACGCCGGCATGGCAATTAAAAACAGCGTTTGGTTACCGTAAAGCCACTTCAATGCTACCTCACATTGGCTATGTTAAGATTACTCATAATGGCAAGCGCTTTGAAGTGGATGAGGAAAAGTTCCCCTTGCCGTTGCCAAGTGTAAGGAAGTTGTCAAATGAATGCTAGGCCGAGCTTTACGCTTGAGGAATTAATAGAATTCATTGATCAGAATGATGAAGTTGAGCCAATGGGTTTTAAGACTGCTAGAGAATGGGCGCAAGAGCTTGGTGTTGGTGTAAAAAGTGCACGAATTCTAATCCGTGAAGGCTTAGATAATGGCGTTGTAGATAGGGCGCAGTTACAACGCGAGAGAATAGATGGGCGGCGCTGTAAAGTCACGGGGTATAGATTTAACCTGAATGAGGAGGCTCAAAGTGACATTGATTAGTGCGATTACCTGGATAATTAGTGATGGTGGAGCAGCATATCTCGCTTTCCAACTTGTCGAGAGATGGCGTGTTCTGGCCGGCCTTGCTGCTGAAGCGAAGCGAATAGTTGCATTTGCGCTATCAGCAGTTATAGCATGTATTGTTTTCGCAGTGGCGGTAACAATCTTCAACTATGTCGAGATAGCCGTGATACCGAGTGGTTGGCAGGAGTGGGTGGAGGCATTGTTTGAGATTGCTGCTGGTGCTATCATAGCTGGTCAGTTGTTGCATGGACGTAAAGTACTATCAAAGAGGAATTAGAGAAATGAATACACAAACGATATTGGCACGACAATTGACCACTCGCTATGATGTTGTGTGTCATAGACCTAAGCCGGAGTACCTGCTTCAGGTACGTCAGCTTCGCGCACTTGGTCAGTCAGTTCCGTCCGAGATGCTTGATCTTATCTGGACAGACTTTATCTTTAATCTGGTAGTGAATGCTGGATTGGACGATAGTTTAGATAAGCACCTTAAGGGTAGCGGTTACACAGCTGCCTGGTATATAGGTTTGACTGATGGTACGCCGTCCTTTGCAGCGGGCGACCAAGAATCAGGCCATGCGGGTTGGGTTGAGGTTACTGCCTACGATGAGGCAGCTCGGCAGACATTGGTGCTGGGAGCAGTTTCGGGACAGTCGGTAGATAATACAGCGTCTAAAGCAGTCTTTACTATCTCTTCCGACGATACAACTATTGGTGGAGCTTTTCTTAGTACCGCATCAGTCAAAGGTGCAACTGTAGATACGCTCTACGGTGGCGGTGCATTCACGGCTGGGGACAAGACTATTGATGACGACGATACTCTCACTCTGACAATTACTTGTACAGCCAGCGCTAGCTAATCCTAAATGCCTAGAATTATCAGTACAAAGCCAGATGATATACGGGTAGACGAGAAGACGATCAGCACGACGGCCATTATGGGAGGAGAGTCATATGGCGTTGGTAGAGCGATTGTGTCAGATACCATCGGATGATCCTGGAGGGGAGCCAAACGCGCGGCACATCGCGCTCAATCCCTTCTGCGAGGCGATGTTCAGCCTGCTGGGCGGCTATCACACCGTCACCGAGGTCAAGGCGTTCTACGCGATGACCGTCGAGGACGAAGCCGAGTTTGACACGCTAGTGGGGCGGGTCACGGCACATGCAGATGACTACCACCGCGACCGCGCCGTGCATCGTATCCGCAGCATCCTGACCTTCTGGGAGCAGGGCGATGTGCCCAGCTATATGTCTGCCGCAGAGATTCGGGCGCAGCTCAATGCGATCTAGGAGTTCAGGGTGGGTGTGACGGTTGCCACGACCCGTGTCGCTCTGAACACGGACACAGGGGAACAGAATATCACCACGGACGACTTGGGTGGCTTGACCCCCAAGGCGGCGATGCTCTTTCTGTCTTGGGCCGTTACCGACGGCGTAGCCGCAGACGGTCTCTCGCTCATGGTAGGAATCACCGATGGCGTAGTCAGCAAGTGTCATAACGGCTGGGACCAACATAACCTCGCCACTTCGAATACTGGCTACAGCAACCAGGATGTGCCTATCTACGTCGTTGATCCAGCCACGGGGTCAGTGGACTGTCAGGCGGCGTTCTCCGCTTGGATTACGAATGGCGTCACAATCAACATCACTGATGCCCCGACCAGCGCGTTGCTTCTAACCGTGACGTTCTTCGCAGGCACGGATGTTTCCGCCGACGTGGACATAATCAAGTTCCCTGGCACCGATACCGTGGACGTTACTGCGCCAGGATTTGAGCCAGACTTGGTATTCGTCTTGGGCAATGATCACAACTCCTGGCCTATTTCGAGCAGCAACATGAAGTGGGGCTTCGGGGTCTGTCATAACGACAGGGCCAGCGGTATCACGCAACGGTGTGTTTTGGGATTCAACCGGGACAACCGTGCAGATGCGCAGACGACGGTTTACTACTCGAATGCCTATGTCACAGGCGCCTTCATTTATGATGCGATAGGGCTCTCTGTGTCCTTGGGGACTTTTGATGCTAACGGATTTACGGCCACGGCAAGCGAAGAAACTACGAAGGTTTGGGCCTATTTGGCCCTGCGTTTCGGTTCGGGTCCGGCGGTCGCCTCTTGGGTAGGCGATCACACGACTCCCACCGAGACAGGCAATGATGCAGAGATCGGACCAAGTTTCACGCCCCAAGCGGTGATTCTGCACGGTACAATGGCCGAGGCGGTGAACACGGTCTATACCGATGCTCTGGGTGGCTCCCTGATGGTGAGCGCGTTTGATGAGGACGATGCCTACGCCACGTCTGGATGCGCTGATGATGGCGCAGCGACCACGGACACCCAGTCACTGAGCGATGATGTGCCTGTTCAGTTGCCCGACGACGACGGCAGCGCGGGGCTGACGGCTAGCTTTGTGTCGCTCGACGCGAATGGCTGGACGCTCAACTACACGGCGGTCAAACCTGCGGCCAAGTATATGTGGGCTGTGGCGATAGAGGGAGAGGCGGCAGCGGAAGGTAATCCCTGGTACTACTATGCACAGCAACAATGAGGTGAGTTATGCCTGATATTTGGTATGATGTAGATGCGGCACTGGCCGAGGTGCCAGTGAATGTTTTGGCTCTTACCGATGATACTGACTTTAAAACCAGGGAAGTTGCTATTACCTATGACCAGGCTGGTATGGACCTGGTGTGGAACTTTGTCACCACGGCAGGCGCATTTACACAGACTGCTGTAACCCCAACAACCAGCGGTATTCATGACTGGGCACATCAGGGCGATGGTATGTATACGCTAGAGATACCGGCTAGTGGTGGAACGATTGATAATGACACTGAGGGATTTGGATGGTTCACTGGTTTTGCCACTGGCGTTTTGCCTTGGCGTGGACCAGTTGTTGGGTTCCGGGCTGCTGGACTGAATAATGTTTTGATTGATTTGGCATATTCTGCGACGCGCGGACTTACTGGAACCGCACTTCCTGCGGCGGCAGCAGACGCAGCTGGGGGTCTTCCGATTAGTGACGCTGGCGAGCTTGACCTGGATACTAAACTAGCGAATACTCACGAAGTTACTGCTGCACGCTTGAGTGAACTTGATGCAGGGACCGTTGGCAAAATGGCGAACCAGGTGGACGAGATACGCACTGATACAGGTGAGATTGGTACGGCTGGTGCTGGATTGAGTGACTTGGGCGGTATGTCTGATGGTATGAAAGCAGAAGTTGAATCCGAAGTTGACGATTCGATTGCCGGACTAAATGATCCGACGGCTGCCGCAATAGCAGATGCAGTCATGGACGAGCCACGAGCAGACCACGTAGCAGCGGGCTCCTTTGGTCGCTTTGCTCACTTGATACGGGATGGCACTGCTCAGGCAGGAGAGGCTCGGTCTATCACACTTGACTCTGGCGCATCTGCAGTTGATGACCTCTACATTGATGCTATAATTTGCATCATTGGCGGAACTGGTGCGGGGCAATCTCGGCGAATCAAGAACTATGTTGGGAGTACTAAGGTAGTATCGGTGCAAAGGGCATGGGCAACGAATCCTAATGATACAAGTATATTCATTATCATACCTCAAGGGAGGGTGGCAGCTGAGTCTGTGCCATTCACCATGGTATCAACAACTATCGCTACATTAGCTTCGCAGACCAGTTTCACTTTAGCAAACGGGTCATCTGATGATGACGCATATAATGATATGTGTATTATCATACACGATACTACGACGGTGTTTCGATACTGTACTGGTCACGTTTTGAACTATGTTGGGTCTTCTAAAACCATCACACTTATAGCAGACCCCGGTGTATTTGTTATGGCGGTTGGTGATACAGTTGATATTCTTTCACAAGCCACTCACCGTCTATTGATTGCAGATACAGTATTTGACGAGCCAATCTCTGGTCACACAGCAGGGGGAAGTTTTGGCGAAGAGATACAATCACATGCTACCCCTACCGAAGTCAATAGTCAGGTCGTAGATGCGTTGAGCACTGATACTTATGCCGAAC